GGTCGCCGAGGACCCGCCGCCCGAGGGCCGCGGCGGTGATCCGCAACCGCAACACAAAACCAAAGGCAAAGAGGGCCGCTGACAAGCGGCCCTTTTCATTGATGGGCGATTGCGTCGTCTATTGGTTGTTTGACGAAACATGCGTGTGCCCGCAACGGCACGGTTACATCGGCATTAGCAACAATCTAAAGCGGCGGCTTTGGCGTCATCGTCGGTCAGAACGATTCCCAGAGTTCAACGTAATGATTATCGGCAAGGGTGCCGTTGATGAATGTCGCAAAATCGAATGGGCGCTTAGGCCGCAAATAAACATCGGCTGGAATATTGCGACCGGCGGATTTTCGTCCGCGCATATGAGCACCGCAATTGCGAATAAGAAAAAGAGCGACGCTCTAAAAGCACGTTGGCGCAACGATCCAGACTTTCGACGCCGCGTGAGCGACTCGCAATTCGGAAAATATGATCGCGGCGGTGCGAAAAATCATCGGTTTGGAAAAGCGTTGAGCGAAGGCGTGCGACAAAATATTTCGCAAGCGCGCGCCGGTAAGGGAATCGGAAATCAGAATTGGAAAAGGCGGAAGCCATATTCCGCCGAGGCGCTTCGCAAAATGAGCGAGGCAAGCAAACGTAGATGGAGAACGGAAAATGCCAATCTCGTTTAACTCGATTCCTCAGGGCTGGAAGCTACCGCTTGTATATATTGAAGTGGACCCGAGCCAAGCGGGCACGCCGACCAACAACAAGTATGCGTTGCTTGTCGACTACAAGCTCGCCGCCGGCGTCGCGCCGACCGACGTGCCGATCGCGTGCGGCTCGCAATCAGACGCCAACAACCTCGCCGGCCAGGGCTCGCCGCTGGCGCGCATGTACGCGCGGTTTTTCCAACTCAACAAGTCGACGCCGGTGCTCTTGCTTCCGGTCGCGCAAGCCGGCTCGGGCGTTGCCGCAACCGGCACCGTCACGGTGACCGTGCCGTCGACGCAAGCCGGCGAGCTCGACCTCTATGTCGCCGGGCAAAAGGTGGCGGTCGGCGTTGCCGCCGCCGATCCCGTTGCCACGGTCGGCACCAATATCGCGGCGGCGATCACCGCGTTACCCGAATTGCCGGTCACCGCCGCGGCGGCCGGCGGCGTCGTCACGCTCACGGCCAAATGGAAGGGCCTCACCGGCAACGATATCGGGCTCGCGCTCAACGTGCTCGGGCCAAACGGCGGCGAAATGTTGCCGCCGGGCCTTGCCGTCACCTTGCCGGCGCCCGCCGTCCTCTCGGGCGGCGTCGGCGTTCCGACATGGACGACCGCGATCGCCAACCTCGGCGACGAGCCGTACGAATACGTCGGCCTCGGCTTCAACGACAGCGGCACCCTGATCGCCTGGGAAACCGAATATGGATTCTCCGACTCTGGCCGTTGGGGGTGGTTGCGCGAGGTTTACGGCCATGTGATCGGCGCCAAGCGCGACACCTATGCCAACCTGTTTTCCTACGGGCCGACCAACAATAGCGGCGTTGTGTCGCTCCTGGCGATCGAGCCGGATTCACCGTCGCCGATCTACGAATGGATCGGCGCCTATTGCGCGCGCGCCGCGGGGGCCCTGTCGATCGACCCGGCGCGGCCGTTGCAAACCCTGACGCTCGACGGCATCACGCCGGCGCCGAAACATTTGCGTTTCAACAAGACGCAATTGAACGCGATCGCCGGTGTCGGGCTGGCGATTCAAATGGTCAACGCCGGCGAGATCGCCGCGCTCGCCCGCGAGCAAACGACGTATCAAAAGAACACGCTCGGGCAACAGGACAACGCCTACGAGCTCATGACGACGCTCGCGACGCTGGCCGAGCTGTTCCGGCGGATGCGGCAATCCATCACCAACAAATACCCGCGCTCGAAACTCGCCGACAACGGCACGCGGTTCGGACCCGGCCAGGCGATCGTCACGCCGAACATCATCCGCGCCGAGCTCGTCGCCGAGTATCGGCAATGCGAATACGACGGCCTGGTCGAGAACGGCGACGCCTTCAAGGCCGCGCTCATCGTCGAGCGCGACGACGTCGATCCGAACAGAGTCAACGTGCTCTATCCGCCCGACGTCATCAATCAATTGCGAATGTTCGCGGTGCTCGCGCAATTCCGCTTGCAATTCCCGCTCGCGCTCGCGGCCTAACCGAAACCGAAAGGAGCTCGATCCATGTCAAACCGATTTGCGGGCGTCGCCTATTGGTCCGTCGACGGTCGGCAACTCGCCGTCCGCGGCAATCTGGAGGTCATGCCGTCACGCTACGAGCGCACCGGCATCGCCGGCCAGGACGCCGTCCACGGCTATTCCGAATTGCCGGTCGTTCCCTACGTCGCCGGCGACGTCTCGACGCTGGAAGGCACGAGCGTCGAGGCGATCGACGCGGTCACCGACTCGACCATCACCGTCGAGGCGGCCAACGGCACGGTGTACGTTTTGCGCCGCGCCTGGCGGGCCGAGCGATCGACCGTCAACACGCGCGACGGTCAATTCCATGTCCGCTTTGAGGGCATGTCTTGCGACGAGCTCGTCGCCTCGGCGGCATAAGGAGCAAACGCAATGGCCGTCAACGTGACCGATATCAAGGCGCGCGAGGCAGCGGCGCCGCCGATCCCCGAGGAAAAGGAAACGCCGTTACCCGGTTACACTTGCGAGCTCACGCGGCCGATCGAGGCGCACGGTCAAACCGTGACCGTGCTCACGTTTCGCGAGCCGACCGCGCGCGACCTGTTGAGCATCGGCAATCCGGTGATCTTCGATCCGATCTCCGACCCGCCGAAAATTATCCACGATGAAAAGCGCATGAACGCGATGCTATCCTCGCTCGCCGGCGTCCCGCCGTCGTCGATCGCCTCGCTCACGACGCGCGATTTCATAACGTGCGCCTGGGGCGTCACGCCTTTTTTCGTGCCGGTGCCGGGCAAGATTTGATCGGCGATTGCATCGGCCTCGCGCTCAACTTTCACTGTAGCCCACTCCAATTCGCCGACCTCCCCATGTCGCAAGTTCACGACCTCATTCGCGAGCTCGTCGCGCTCAAGGATAAATCGTAAATGGCCGAGCAAGACGAGGTCGTCAAAATCGTTGTCGAGGTCGTCGACAAGTTTAGCAAGCCGCTCGACGACATGCGGAAACAACTCAACAGCGTCGGCGAAAAAGGGCCGGATGCGGAGAAAATCACCAAGCATTTCGACGGCTTGCGGGCCGCCGCGCGCAATGTCGGGAGCGCGTTGAGCGTGACGTTGTTGCCGGCCTTGCGCTCGTTGGGCTTAGGCTTTGCCACGATCGCCACGGCAGTATTCGGCGCGGTGGCGGCGCTCAAGGGCTTTGCCGGCAACCTTGACGTCCTGAGCCGGTTGTCGCGCGAGACGGGATTAACGATCGACCATATGCGCGAGATGGAAGCGGTCGGCCGCCGCGTCGGCGCCACGACCGCGGAAATGCGCGACGGCTGGCGCAATTTTGCCGCCGAGATGCACAAAATCCGCGCGCATGTGAAAAGCGAGACGCTGACCGGATTGCGCGCGGTCGGCTTGTCCGGTTACGCCAACCGGCTCGCCCAGGCCAGGACGACCGCGGAGGCCGAGGCTCTCATGTTTGAGGAGCTCGACAAAATCCGCGATCCGACCGAGCGGCGGCGGTTCCTGGCGTTGCATTTTTTCCCGCCGGAATTTGCCGAAACCACGCGCGCGGAACGCGAGCGGCTTGTCGCCGAGTATCGCAAGCAAGTCGGGCCAGCGACCAAGGACGCGATCGACGCCTCGAAACGATTCGAGGATTCGCTCGATAACCTGGCGAATCGGTGGGAAGCCCTCACGAAACAGTTGGCGCGCGACGGCACGCTTGAGGACGTCGTCAAGTCGCTCGAGTCGAGCCTCGGCGCGATCGAAAGCATCAACTCGGCGATCGGCGGCATCGGCGGCAAACCGGCACCGGGATCGCTCGGCGACAAGCTCGTCGGACCCAAGTCGGAGCAATGGCATTTGCCGAAACCGCCGGGCCGGCCGCTCACGATATGGGAGCAATTATTCGGCATGGGGTTTAAGACCGTCGACCCCGAGCATCCGGCGGCCAAGCCGCAAAGCGACGACAAGGCCAAGGATATTATCA